TGTACATTTGATCCGACACTTATATAATCAGGAAGATATAAATCCTCGATTCCCATTCCATAAGTATTCACATCTTCAAACTTAAAGATTGGTCCAGGATTGACCATTTCATCATCTACATAATTACCGCCGCTCATCAAAATATCATATCGAGTATCGTAATCGCCATGGTTTGTAATGTAGGTAATACAACCATCGAATACTATCGTTGAGCCTTTATATTGTTCTGCAAAAGTGGAATAAAAATCGTTTATTTCTCCTTCAGTCGATAAAAGTTTTTCGAGATCAGCACAAGTTTCAATTGTGAGTATCGATTCTACTGCTTTGTCTTCGGCTTTTTCGCTTATTGACTCCTTCGACTCCTCATCTTCTTCCAAATCACTCTCTTCCGAAAATGTATGGTAAGTAATAATAACCTCTACATCATTTGAATACCATTTATCAGCGGAATAATTTTCATCACCATCTACAGAAACATTTTCAACTTCTCCATCTTTCGTCAGCCAACCTGTTATTAAATCATCAAGAGCAACTAACGATATGTTTGTAAATCCACGTTCTTCAAAATCTTCAACAACTGACTGATAATCCCTTCCTTTTTGAGCTCCCGATGCAGAAGGTGTCTTTGCTTCGCCATCATGTGTCTGAGAATCAGAGCAAGCAATAAGCAAAAACGTCATAAATGCTGCGATCATAAACATAACAATCTTTTTCATTTTCAATCTCCTTTTAATGGTTTTCTTCTTCGTCATCGCCGGGAATATTGTTTTGCTTAGAAGTTAAATTGACCCCAATGGCGGTACCTAAAACTGTAATAACACCCGCCACCACTCCACTCACAATCCCTATTAACTTTATGCGGTTAGCCGACTTTTCGGAATCCTTTTTCGATATTTCATCGGCAACCTCTCTCATTTGTTCGAGTATGTAAGTCTTTTCTTTAAAGGTCAAATTGTCATTTTCAAGAATACACTCAAGAGAATTCATCACACGATTATACATATCGTAACATATTTCCGCACCATCCCTGTCATCATTCATCAACTGTTGTAGAATACCCCGATACTCTTTCATAATTTCAAGAGATATCGATACGAAGTTAGGAAACTGCTCTAAAGCCTTCTTTGCCACTTCAGGTTCCATTCCCGGAATCATTGTAGCAAATGCTATGACTTTATCCTTTGTCAGATGACGAAAGTCAGGAATATCTAATTTTTTTAGAACTTGTATTTCTGTATATGGTCTATCCACAATGTCACCGTCCTCTAGTCAGATAGATTTTGGCGCAATAAAAAAGGTGCGGCCCCAACAAGAGACGCACCTAAAAAAGTGTTCTCCCATTGTTGCCACACAATCTCGTTCCGTTTAAGGTATGAGTAAAGAGAGAATACACCTTTTACCAAAGTGAATTCCCTTAAACGGATTCTATATTAGATTGTGTGGCTCTTACAGTATATCACAAATTTTTCCAGAAGAAAAGAAATTTTTCATTATCTCTTGACATTTTCTTTAAGCTGTGATATATGCCTGTTTTCTGAGATCATCATAGACCATCTTCATTCCATTCTCAAAATACACTACTATACTCATATAACCGAACGGACGAAAATATACGGATGACCGCGACAACCTTGGATAGATTGACTTAAAATTTTCATACAAGCTCTCCCAACTAATCTTGCTCATGATTTCCTCCATTTTTTTGCTCGTGGCCAAAAACCCACTTTTTTTGCGCTATTACTATATACTTTTAAACTTTCTATCATAATAGTTTAAGAAAAAAAGTGGGAAAGTGGGCTTTGAGCCCGCAAACCCGCATTAATACTGGGTTTTTACTGACCAAATCGGGGTTTTAAAAGTGGGCAGAAAGTGGGCAAATGGCCACAAATTTGACCAAAATCGTCCGAATCCTTCCCCAAAATTCCCTGCGTTTCTCAAAAAGCCCACATAAAAGTGGTCAAATCCCATTTTTCAAAACCTAAAAGTGGGCGTGATTTTCACCCACTTTCAAGCTTTGTACGGACGATTTTCAATAGTTCCTTCTCTGATAAGGTAAGTGTTTCTGAACAATTGGCCGATACGAATACTGCTTAACGAAGGATTCTCTTCGAGATTTCCGCAAAGACATCCCATATCGAGCCGGAGAACCTAGACTCTTTTTCTTCTCTTTCTCAGGTGACGAAACTCCAAACGCCTTGTTCAGAGCATCCGCCATCTCTTTTATAGATGCTGTAAACTTTTCCCAAACTTCTACAAGTGTATCAATCGCTCGCTGTAAATCAGTCATATCCATAAGCTACCTCCAAATTCGCCCGGTTCGTTTGTCCTTGATGACGATCCGCTCTTCAACGTGGAAGTCGGACAGTTCACAAAGAGTAAAAATCGTATCCAGCAGCTTATGGAACCGTTCTTCTTCCCGCTCAATGTTTCTCAGTGCTTCACAGGCAGTCGGATCGGAATACCCTTCTGCATTTTTACGATAATCATTTTTAACGCCCATCTCGTCCTCCCCACCGGAATGAATCGTCCATATAAGTTGCAGAAGAGCTGGTCGCCTTTAACACAATCAGTCCGATCAGACCCACGAGCCCAACAATACACGCAATAACTCCCATTACACATTTTATGTTGCTTCACCCTCACTTTCAACTAATTTCACACCACCATATTCCCACAAATCCTCTTTCAGTTTTTCCATATCCAACTCACCATTTTGCCAGCGTTCGTAGTATTCCAGAACTCGTTCGGTGAACTTCGGAATTCTCTTCGCATAGGATTTTGTCCAATAATGGTCCATCAACACTTCCAATGGCAAAGTCAGAAGCAGAACCATCGCAGTATTTACCGCATCATCGGTAGCCTCCTGCTTTACTCTGATAAGTTCGTCTCCGATTTTTTCCCGAACCATGACATCGAGTTGTGCCTTTGTGAGATTGTATGTAGTGGTTTTCTCTTTTTGCTTTAACTTTTGAGCACGTCTTCTCTCGGCTCGTCCCATCGTCTTCCTCTCCTTCATAAATCCAATTCTCTTTCGAAAAGAACAGATATCCACCTATAATCAGGGTAAATAAAAAGAACGTTGCATCCCATTCAATCGGGACTGACAACGCTCCTAGAAGAATAAACAGAACGGCATGGATTTTATTTTTTACTAACTTATGACTCCACATTTTTTCTTGCATCCTCCTTCTCTTTTCCGATTTTAATAATGCCCGCCTCAACATCGCTCATTTTAGTCATAACTCCGTTTTCTCTTAATTTAGAATAAGCTCTGGCGGTAGCACAATGTTCAATGCATTTACAGATTCTACAAATCAGAGCATATACATAAAGATATACAAGGCTAAATAAAATCACATATTGAATAGATGTCATTATTACGCTCCTTTTAATTTTTTTAGTTTGTAGCAACTCAGTTCAAATTGAGGCTTCACACCACTTCGATGTGCGATGGTACTAAATTGAATACCTTCTCCATATTTTGCTTTCAACCGCAAAACATCCGGATGGTTGGGTTTCCAAGTTGCTAATAGTTCTTCCAAGGTGTTGTAAAATATAGACTCATAGTATTGAATCATGTTTTATCTCCACATTCTACCAATGATAATGTCTGAATATGGAAGCGCCTCAATCCACTTGCAGAATTTTACCCACTCATCCAGCTCATGATTTCTTAGCATGGGATAAACACTGGTTAGTGTTTCATAATTCGTCATCACAGTACGTTTCTGATTATGATAGGACGCGGGAAGAAGCTGAATCATCTGCCACCAATATTTCTTGTCTTTGGTTATTAAAAACATCTCTCGTGCCGAATTTAATGAATCGATGATGACGTCCAAATTACAAAACCAGCAGTTGTCACCTTCGTCGACCAGATGCTCACATGAGAAATCGTCCAATGTAAACGCCTTCGCAGCCAGTTCAGACATCGCAGAGCGAGTATCAACAGCTATACCAACCTCGTAGGTATAAAAATCTTTCCACCAATACAACGGAGCCGTGATGTCCAGATTCACCGTAATCATTCGCCGATACCTCGTATCCGCAAGTCGCATCATCAAATCGTGATCTGCTTTACCGAGCTGCCAGGAATGATCATATGTATGCTCGCAGGAATCATAATTGGCACAGTTCTCACATCCGATACCATCATCCCCACCTTTGCAGATTCCACTATCCGATTTCTCCCAACTGTTCATCGGATTCCGCATTCCGCGGATAGCGTGTTCCCATCCCATAACTTCAACATTTTCAATTTTAATCATTGTCTTCTCCTTTCATGGGTTCCGCTGCAACTTTAATTTGATACTCCAATTCCTGAGCCATGTCTTTTAAAAATTGAACTATAACAAATTCAAACTGATTGCTTCTAATACGACGAAAGTCATCGAACATAACTTTACGAACCAACCTATGCCGTTGATGACAGTCTCTTTTATCCATCTGAATAACGATAGAATTCGTTGCGCTCTCATATCTCCAAAGAATTTCAAAATGGCGTTCTCCCAGTTCTTTTAACAAACTTTCAATCATCGCTTTCTCCTCTCTTCATTCGCAATTTTTCCTCTCAAAATAGTCCAATTCTTCTTTAAATAATCTGAAGAACTCGTAATAATCATCAATAGTTCTGTCTTTCTGTGAGCAAGTGTTTGTCCTTCCGAGATGTTTATACCAATTTACCATCATGCCACTTTCCAAATGGATGATGTAATACTCGTCGGAGTTAGAAAACCAAGCAAATTCATCACAAACGACAGTTCCATGACAGAATGCGTCCATAAGTCTATCGTAGCCAACGGTTTCTTTTACAATCTCACACAGTTTATCTCTGTCGATATGATACTGTGGTAGAGGACTCAAATGTTTTTCATTCATAAACTTTCTCCTTTTTTAACTTCCTAATTTCAAGCCTAACCCTGAATATAACTGGGAATAAATCTGTTTTTCTATTTCGTCTTTATAAACCTTGGTTGGCGTACCGTTTACCATAATTGTCATAGTTTCTCGTAATAAAGGCGCTGCTAAGTTTTCGAAACTTGGACCTGCCGCGTTTGCTAAAACTTGTGTTTCAGTCATATACGCCAGTGCTTCCATTCGCTTATTTTTACACCGACTGACAAACGGGCAATTCTTGCATTCTTCTGAAAGTTTTGATAATCCCATTACTGACAATTTCTCCTTTCCCGTTCCAGCTTCACATCAATGGCTTTCTGTAAATCCTCTGGCTTAATATCAAAAATGGACTCCAGGAAGTTCGGACAAATATAAGCATCTGCCATCTCTTCCAAGAGTCCAATTCTATCGCCATAACCTCGAACCTGTTTGCTGATCTGCTGCTGAAGCTCTGCAAATTCCTCCATTGCCACCGTACATTTTGTTTTCCAGGAATGTTTCTGAAGACTTCTCCGAATAATCCGCCGCCTCTCTTTTTCGGAAAGCTGGATGTTGCTTTTTAATCCCTGGAGAAACCTATTCCGATTCATACTGAAGCTCCTCCTCGCAACGCAGACAATCATTATTAGCGGCTCCGAAACAGCCATGGCAATGCTTCCTCATATCATACTCAGCCTTGGTTATTTCAACAAATTCGTCATTTTCTTCTTTAAAGAAGCGATTAAGCTCCACTGTACAGTCTTCTGGTGTAATTGTATAGAAAATTCCAACTGTGTCGTAATCTCCATTTTCCGGATCAACTAAAAAATCTTCGCAATAGACCTTAAATGGTTTACTTGCCGGAAAATATGGCATGGTAATAGGGAACTTCTCTTCCATTACCCGATTGATCAAGCTACTATGATAGGAATCATGTGGATTGTTCATATTGATTCCACAGTATCTATCTACATCGTGATACTTTACGGTTCCATCAGAATATACATATTTGAAAAGAGAACTCATTCGCTTACACTGATAGTTTACAATTTCACCGCGATATCCCGAAAGGTCCGTAATATCACTCCAAACATCCTCTGTATCCTCGATCGATGTAAGTGGCTTTCCGTCAATTAGGCGATTCAGAATATATTTAGTCATACCGATACTGAAACCGCTATGGCCGTCCTCGGACAGACTGTGATAGGCTTTCAGAGCACTTTCGTAGCAGACGCAACCATAATCCCACTCCCTTTCTTTTGTTCCGGAGGCTTTTCTTTCGTTCTCACAAGCAATCTCTACCTCTTTTTCAGCCCATGTCTGCGTATTGGATTTTTCCCGGCAGGATGACAAAGGAATATTCCGGTCATCTATATACTCATTTGCAAAAATCTTTCTGGTATCAGAACCAAAGTTCTCGATGATTTCCGGAAGATTCTCATTGACCGCATCAAACACCAGATTTCTCTCCTTACACCACTCAACAGCTTTTTGAAGCATGTCTTCCACGCGGCAGGTCCACAGAATCAACTTATCTCCATCCTTTTTCCGATTACGAAGATACTCTATCAGTTCTTCGTTCGGCGCTCCGATCCCTGGCCAGTTGTTCTCACATAAAGTTCCATCGAAATCTACTGCAATAATTTTCACTGATTTAAGATTCATACGTTTTTTCTCCTTTCTTATAGCGGACTCATCCCTTATGCAACTACTATATCCGCCTTGTGGTCGCCCTCATTATTGCTCGACCCTCTCCCAAATTCTCCAATTACTCAAGCCATTTGTTGTCGATATAATAGAAACTGTAGACACAGACTCCAATTAAGACCATCCAAATAATCCAGAATATCCACATTGCAAAATCGGTTTCTAAGTATTCTACGGTTTCATCAATCTTCATATTTTCATAAAATGGTGAGTTATCGGCTATTGTTTTATCAGCCAGTTCTGTAAATATGGTTCCGGTAAAGTTTAAACCAACTCCATAATACTTATAACGAATGTGCCCGGATTCTTTAACAGTGTCTATATATTCCTTTCCCGGCAGGTCGATTTTACTAACTGAAAAAACGTGATTTAAAAATGATATTTCATCACATATCCGTT